ACGGAGGGAAGAACGGAGTTTCAGAATCTGTTCTTTATTGTGTGTACGAGCGTTATTTGCATAAGGCACTAACTTGTTGATGTCAACAAGCTGAAATTCTGTGGTCATTGTCATCTGTAATTCCTCCTCTGCTGAATTCTGAGCATACCTCTTCGGGCGGCATCCATATTGCCTTTGACAGCCTGTCCTTTTATCGTGCGGTATTGCTGTTTGGTCATGTTGTTTCTCTGCTGTTTCAGTTCTCTCCAGAATTGAACATCTGCTTTCATGTATTTCTCACTTTCTGCTTCTCAGTAATTTTTCCATCATATCTTCCTGCGGATTGCCCTGAAATTCCACAGAGCAGTTTTCACGGACTATCTGAAAAATTTGATTCCAGATTTGGTTTGCCTGTTTCATGTAATTCTGTGACATCGCTACATAGGGAGAGGCAATTGCCGCACCAGTTGTAGGATGTTTGGAAATATATCCGTATTTGGTGACGATCTGCTCGCAGTGAATCCAACGGGAAATGCTCATGGCATACTGTTCCACAAGCTGACGGCTGACGATCTTCTCGCAGGAACGTTCTTTCAGCCATTGATAAGTTTCTGTATACACATCATCTGCAAGGAGTTTTGTGCCGTCACGCTGTAATTCTTTCATGAAATCTCTGACAGGCGGTGTTTCAGCGGATTCTATATCCGCAGGTTGCATCATAACTTCAGTAGTTTTTCCCTCAGCAATCTTTTCAGCGAGTGCCTTTCTTGGTCGTCCTGCACCCGGTCTTGCACCGCCTCGGTTTGTACCGTCTTTCGCCATGATGTCATCACCTCCGAAAAATCAAACAAAACTTAAAATTGGGCATAAAAAATGCCGACTGCAAAAGTCGGCAAAGTTAGCTGTTATCAGTGTTTTTCAGTATTTTTATCTCTGAGGGGTCAATAGGGTGTTTGAATACCCATTTTTGTGCGTGAGAGGGGCCACCGGTCAATGTTTTGCCTATTGTTAGAGGTTTTTATACCCCAGGGGCTTTTCAGTATGTATAAACAGGGTTCTTATCTTCCGTCCATGTCTTTTTATCGTGACAGGGCTTGCATAAGGCTTGCCAGTTGGATTCATCCCACATCAAAGCGAGATTGCCACGATGCGGAATGATATGGTCGACTACCGTTGCAGGAACGTATCGTCCTTGCTGCAAACAACGAACACACATCGGGTGCTTGCGGAGATACTGTTTACTGAGCCTACGCCATTTGCTGTTGTAACCACGCTTTGCAGCTGACGGTCTGTCAGGCTGTTTATGTATCTTGCAGTATCTGCTGTCGGTAAGGTTCGGACAGCCTGGGTAACTGCAAGGGTGCTTACACTTCTTCGGCATTCTCTCACATCCTTTTTTCTGATTATAATGATACCACATTTTCTTAGTGGCTTTCAATGGCTTTTAGTGGCGAGTTTATAATTTTCTGCACTTCATTCAATGCTCTGCCGTGCATACGATAAACCCACCTTAAATCTGTAGACATCAGCAAGGCGATTTGTTCCCATTTCTTAAATTGCAAGTAACGCATCTCCAGGATTGTTCTGTATTCCGCAGGTTCAATTCTGTTTACAACACGCATGATCTCACGTTTCAAATTCACTAAGGCATCAATATCCCTGTCGATTTCATTTTCAAGGTCGATAATTTTTACAACGGTTTCTTCCATTCGGGAAGTGTTTCTGTTTGGACTGTGCGGCATATCGCTGTAGACTGTTGTAGCTTTTGTCGCAAGCTCGTTCAGATTTCTAATTTGTTCAATTTTAGAATTAATCTGCATATCAAGATAACGTGCCTGTTCCATGTATTCTTTTGCTGTCATATTTCCTCCAATTCCGCTCTGACTGCTGTCATCAGGGCTGTCTGTGTTTTATCTTTTTCGGTAAGTGCTTTCAGGATTTTCTCGTCAACCGTACCTCTTGTGATAATATGCTGTATGATGACAGTTTCGGATTTCTGCCCCTGTCGCCATAATCTCGCATTGGTCTGCTGATAAAGTTCCAAACTCCAGGTAAGTCCAAACCAAACAAGAAAATTTCCTCCTGTCTGTAAATTTAATCCGTGACCTGCACTTGCGGGATGTATCAATGCGACCTGCAATTTTCCGCTGTTCCAGTTCTTTATGCTTTGTGCTGATTTGATTTCCTGATGCACAATTCCAAGCTTACCAAGCCTTTCTGTAATTCTCGTTCTGTCATGCTTGAACCAGTATGCCACCAGAACGGGTTTGCCGTTTGCGGATTCAATAATATCCTCCAATGCATCAAGTTTTCGGCTATGTATCGGGATTATCTCTCCACTATCATCATAAATTGCACCGTTTGACATCTGACACAGCTTATTGCTTAAAGCCGCAGCATTCGCCGCTGTGATCTCCGTATCCTGAACCTCAAGAAGCAATTCGTCTTTCAGTTCTTTGTATTTTTCCTTTTCTGCCTCCGACATCTTCACCATGTATTCGTTAGAAATGAGTTCAGGCATTTTCAAATGGTCTATCGCTTTCATGGAAACCGTAATGTCCGATATTTTCTCGTATATCCTTTCTTCTGCATCAGGCAGAGGTTTATAGGAATACACGATATAGCCGTTCTGCTTATCAGGCTTGAAGTATTCGTTTCTGTATTGCCCGATAAATCTTCCCAAGCGTTCTCCCATATCCAGCAGACGGAACTCCGCAAATAAGTCCATAAGTCCGTTGCTTGCAGGAGTGCCTGTCAATCCTACGATTCGTTTCACCATTGGTCTGACCTTCATCAATGCTTTGAATCGTTTGCTCTGATGATTCTTAAACGAACTCAATTCATCAATTACGATCATATCGTAATCGAATGCTGTATTGCTGACAAGCCAGTCCACATTTTCACGATTGATGACGTAGATGTCGGCATCTGCCTTTAAAGCTGCAATGCGTTCTTCTGCTGTTCCGACTGCAACACTGTATCTCAGGTGCTTCAGATGATTCCATTTTTGCACTTCTGCCGACCATGTATCTCTTGCTACTCTCAGTGGTGCGATAATCAAAACTTTTCTGACTTCAAACAGGTCATATATGAGATTGTTGATAGCTGTAAGGGTTGTAATCGTCTTGCCAAGACCCATATCAAGCAGAAGTGCTGCAATTTTATGTTCTTCAATGAACTTAACTGCATATTCCTGATAATCATGAAGTTTCATTGCTCATCACCTCTTTTATGATTTTGTCGATGTCCTCTAAGGCATCAAGGACGTAAACCCTGAAGCCTAACCGCCTCAGAAGTCTGTGTCTTGAAAGCTGTAGAGGTCTTGGTTTCTGATTTGGTGCTTTGACTTCCACAAAGGCAAACCTGCCATGCGGTAAAAGCAGTAAACGGTCTGGCATTCCATCGAAACCGGGAGATACAAACTTCGGACAAATCCCGCCATGCTTTTTTACTGCCGTTACAAGTTTCTGTTCTATCTTTTTTTCTCGCATTCCATTCCTCCTGAAATTCACAAGACACAACTGACACAACAGTTTCGGAAAAATCCTATACGTGCGTATGTGCGTATACACGCTTACGTTATTCTCTATAAAATAGATTTCATTTAATATAGAAATTCTTGTGATACTTGTGTCAGTAGTGCTTGGAAGTGCCTATTTTAAAGGCTTTTTTGCTGTTCACAACTTCTGTCAGAAACACAAGAGGACAGAATCACAACCTCTCGTAAATCCTCTGCCTACCATAGATGGCAAGCTTTCTGATTTTGTCAGTTCTCTGCCAACCGTCCACTTTGGTCATAAGGGCAGCTATCGCATAGGAGTCGGATGGCTTGAGGTCGGATAAGTTCCTGCAAAAGCACTCGCTCCAGATCTCCGCATTGCTGACCGACTTTCTCTGCACCGTACCCTTTGCCGCAGTATTGTCCGTGAGAAAATTTCTTCTCTCATACAAATCCATGTGACTCCAGTTATCCGGAAGAAGTGTATTTAAGTACTCCTCGACCATGCCCTGGCGCTCATCGCTTTCCATTGCATCAATCTGTTCGCTCAATGCTTCACTGCTTTCCTGCGAATTCAGATACAAAGGCTCGCCCTGCCCATACAGGTACTTTGCTTCCGCCCACATTTGCAGGACTTCTTCTCTGGTAATATCCCATGATTTACGCTTGCTCTGCCCGGTTACCTTAATCGGCCAAAAGCGGCGGTTGCCTGTAATATCACGGAGGAAACCTGTCTCGGAGTTGGTTGTTCCCACGATAATGCACTGCCTTGGGTGGCTCTCAATCGTTCTGCCATAGGACGGACGGTAAATATCATCAGTACGGCTGACAAAGGCTTTCACGACCTCTACATCCGCTTTTTTGAGTCCTGCCAGTTCGCCCAGTTCCAAAATCCAGTATCCCTGCAGTTTCTCCGCACCGCTCTTGTCCTTCATATCCGTCAGATTCAAGCTGTCGGAATAATACTCATTTCCCATCTTTGCAAAAATCGTAGACTTACCGCAGCCCTGCGGACCCACCAATACCACAACCGAATCAAACTTGGTACCCGGCTCGTAAATTCTCGCTACCGCCGCCACAAAGGATTTTCTGGTTGCAGCCTTAACGTATCCCGTGTTATTCGCGCCAAGGAAATCAATATACAGATTTTCAAGCCTTACCACACCATCCCATTCCGGCAGTGCGTCAATCCAATCACGAAGAGGATTGAAATGCCTGTCCTCGACCACCTTAGTGAAAGCCACATCGTGGTTTCGGCTGGAGAAAGTTTCATAACGAATGTCGATGAGTGCCTTCAGCTGAGCTGTATCCGCATCTCTCCAGAACTTATTGTCACTGGGTCTTGTCCACGGAATGGCACCTGTAATCTGCACTCTGCCTACCAGTTCATTGAAGGCAATATTTGCAAAATCCGGGTCATTGTTTAATATCAGCATCAGATTCCACACACTGTTTTCAAGGCACTTGCTTCTTGGCATATAGCGAAGTTTGGTCTGCCAGTTGGTATTCTCCGAAAAATCGTCTGCTGCCCTTTGCTTCTTTTCCTCAAGGTCCTGTAATTTAACCTTATCAAGCGTCATGGCAAACTCGCACATCTGCTTATATGATTTTTTATCATCGTCCTCACTGAATTTATGAAGGCGGACAAGGTCAAAGGCATTGCACAGTTTACCGCCTGCAGGGTCGGTTGCATGGTGGCTGTAGGAAAATTTATCATCGTAAATTACAACACCCGCAGAACCCTCACCAGGAATAAAATCATATCTGCCGGAGGTATCTGCAGTCGGCTCATATACACCTTGAAGGAACTCATCAATTGCCGTACTGATAGGAAAATAAACACGGTTGAACAGACCGACCACGCCCTCTTTTTCAAGTGGGTCTTTCTGCTGTTTTACATTATGGTCGGATGCCTTGCTTTCCTTCGGTGTGGTAGGGAGTAGAGAACAATCTCTCCAATTAGGATGCTTCGCAAAAATCGTGTCCGGGTCAAGCCAGTCACCTTCTATTGTGTCAAAGAGGTATTCTCCATTGGACGGACAGGTCGGCCAGTACATCAGCTGATGCGGAGAAAACGAACACGGGTCAAGCATACTGATAAAGCCGTTATCCTGGGCATAATATCTTGCAGCCGCATTGAATTCATCCGGGGACATATCACGGCTGACCGGAATAATCATTCTCGCCCTCGGATGCTCCGGGGTGTGGCTGTGGGTGGTGTAATAGCAGCCCTTGTTGGAAATTTTGCTGCCAATGTTCTGCAAAAACTCTGTTTCAATGTTGTCAAGGTCATATACCAGCATGGAACGGCACACCACTTTATTTGCCTGTCTGCGGTTATCACGCAGATGTCCGGCAACAAAGCCGCCCTTGTCCTTGATATCATCACGCTGACCTTTGGGCAGTTTCGGATATTCTTCTGCCGTTTCTGAAGTATAAATAGGACTGCGCAAGCGGTCACATAATTCATCGAATCGAATCGTTTTATTCGACCAGAATTTTGCCGTCCTGCCGTTTCCATAGGCAATACTCAAATCACGCATTTTCTGTAACCTCCTTCAAATCACTGCCAAAATAGCGCAGTCTGTAATTTTTCCTTTTGGCTCTCCTGATTTCGGCATCCATTCCGGCTGATACGATTTCTCCGAACACCCAAACCTCGCTGCAATGGCTCATCAGCACATTTCCAAAATGAAGCCCCAATTCACGTTCCGTTAAATCGTTATCATTAAGAAACTGTGGAAACAGCAAATGCGGAGCAATGGGGATATACCCCTGCTCCACAGCAAATCGACTGTACTTTCGTGCATTTGCAATGTTCCCGGCAATATCTCCGGAAAACGGGGAGCATACATACACAATCGGTCTGTACGCTCTTGCCGCTTTTGTTGCCTTCTCGATGGATGTTAGTGCTTCGTAGGTAGTTGGATCAGGATAGCCTTCGCTGTTATACCTGCTCACACCCACAAGCCGCACCTCCCATCAGCTTTCTGCTGCAGTTATCGCAAAGGACTGCCGTGCCAAACAGGTCAACATCACCGTCTGCAAATACATCTGCAAGGTCGACCTGAACCTCTGAACCGCAGTGCGGACAGCGGCAGAATACATTTTCATCGTTGATTTCAATGGAAACCTCCATCGCATCATTCAGCTGTTCTTTCACATAAAACATCTTATTTTTCCTCCTCTAATTTGGTTTTGTACCATTCAAGATGGCGTTTTCTGTCTTCGTAAGCAGGGAATGCCACGAGCAGACCCACATCAACTTTCTGCAGGATTTCCAGCATCTCAATCTGTTCTTTGGTCAGATACGGTCTGATACTTTTGCCTTTTTCGATGTTATTGGCAAGTCTGAACTGTTTTGCAGTCATGCCCAGAACAATGCGGTTTAACATATCGCACTCATTGCTGAAGTGATAAGGCTTCGGCTTGTCATGGAGCAGCTTGATATTTTCGGTCAAAAGTGGGAACTCCTGTCTTGCAGATACCAGGTTCTTAATAAAAGCATCCATTTCATTAAATCTGCGAATGTACAGTTCTTTGAACTTCATAGCCTTTTGCCCGGTATATCCCATTGCCAGCATTGTGAAACCGTCACGGGTCATGCAGTAGCACGGCTGCTTTTTATTCTGGTTGTTGGTGTATGAGGACGGCGCAAAATTGCGCTGTCTGAATTCTTCACTTAACCCGGATGTTGGGTCAGTGATTTTGCGGATATCACGCAGCACCTCTTTATGGTTCTTCTCAAAAAACTCCGCTACAAACAAGCTGTCCACTCTTGCGGTGTCATGGGCATCGGCAAAGATGCCGTATTCGTCTTTGGGTATCAATTCTTTCATAAAAATACCGCCTTTCATAAAAGTAGGGTCTTGCCCTCTGATAGTGAAAGGACAAAACCCTGCGTTTTAAGAACCGTATTTTTAATCTTTTTTGTAGAAGCTGCATTCATACCCGTCAGCACGGAGAAGCAGACCCGGAATCCATGCCGGAGTTCTGCCCATCTGCTCACATATGGCATCAAGGGAAACTCCCATACTGCATTCAATAATCAATTCGTCATGCACATGACCGCAGATAAAGCAATGCGACAAGGTTCTCATGGAATGAGCCAAAATATCCCTGCTGATTGCCTGCACGATATTTTCGACAAACTTGGGGCCATAACTTTCGATGCGTTCCCATTTCTTCGTACCGCCGACACCTTCATAGGTTACAGACTCACCGCCGAAACGGTTCTCTCCCATGCGAGGTTTCACATAAGAAAGCTGTCTGCCGGAAGGGAGCTTGATGAAAAGCATACCGCTCTGATAGATAAAACGGATACCATGCGTTTCGGTCGGCACTCTCTTTTTCACAGTTTCCTTGACACATCGGTCAACCTCCCACCAGAACCTTACGATATTGGGATTGGCGGCTCTCCAGGAATCTACAAGCGGCTGTAATTCTTCTTCATCAAGTCCCATATCAAGGGCACCCATCGCTTTCAAAGCACCGACCGAACCGCCGTAGCCGAGAGCCAATTCAGCGATTTTGCCCTTTTGACGGAGGTTTCCGTTGACACCGTGCTTTTCCACAGGAACACCAAACATGGCGGATGCCGATGCACAATAAATATCCTCGTTATTCGCAAAGACCTCTGTTCGCCAGTTTTCTTTTGCAAGATGCGACAGCACCCTTGCTTCAATTGCCGAGAAGTCCGCTACCACAAATTTCATTCCCGGTCTTGGCACAAAGGCAGTGCGGATAAGCTGTGAAAGTGTATCCGGGATATCATCGTATAAAAGTTCCATTGCATCATAATTGCCGGACTCCACCAATTCTCGTGCCTGTTCCAAATCCGGCATATGATTTTGAGGTAAATTTTGCAGCTGTATCATTCTGCCTGCCCATCGGCCACTGCGGTTGGCCCCATAAAACTGAAACATCCCTCTGGCTCTGCCGTCCTCACAGACTGCATTCTGCATCGCCTGATATTTTTTCACGGAGGACTTGGATAACTGTTGCCTTAAGAGCAGAACCTCCACCAGTTCCTTTGGGGCAGTTTTGACCGCCTGTGCCACTTCCTTTTTGCCAAGGCTGTCCATCTCCAAACCGTTATCCAAGAGCCACTGCTTCATCTGCACCACGGAATTTGGGTTA